GGGATCGAATCGCACTGTGGCGCACAACCTTGGCTCAGTGCCGGGTTGCATCATCGTCAAGCGTACTGATACCACCGCAGACTGGCAGGTTTATCACCGAAGCCTTGCCAACACTGAATACTTGGTGCTGAACACCGCGGCCGCCAAAGCCACTGGTGCAACCCGCTGGAACAGCACTACGCCGACTAGCACAGTGTTCTCACTTGGTACTGATTCGACCGTCAACGCTTCTGGTGGCACTTACGTAGCCTACCTATTCGCCCACGATGCAGGCGGCTTTGGCCTGTCTGGGACGGACAATGTTATTTCGTGTGGGAGTTATACTGGTAATGGCTCGGCAACAGGGCCGTCCGTAACACTCGGATGGGAGCCGCAGTGGTTGCTTGTTAAAAACGCCACAACTGCTGGCCGCGAATGGTTCCTCATGGATAATATGCGGGGTTTCACGGCAAACGGAACAGACGCAATGTTGTTCCCAAACAATTCTAATTCTGAAAGTAGTCAAACTAAAGTCGGGCCAACCGCTACTGGTTTTCAACCTCTATCTGCCAGTGGCGATGTAAACGCATCTGGAGACACCTACATCTACATCGCCATCCGCCGTGGCCCGATGAAAGTGCCGACCAGTGGGACGAGTGTGTTTAGTCCACAGGTATATAACACGCCCCCAAGTTCGCCGTTGGCAGTGACAACTAATTTTGCCGTAGACTCTCTGTGGGCGGCAAATACTGCAAGTGGCGGTACGGTAGTTTTTGACAGGCTAAGATCAACGTCTAGCTCTGCAAGTGTGTATTTATTGGCCTATGATACGGGTGCGGAAACTTCTACAACAGGCATTAGCCTTCAAAGTAATACTTCAATTATCGACAGTGGCTTTTATGCTGGATTTAGCTATACACCGGTTTATTGGAGTTTTCGCCGCGCCCCAGGCTTCATGGATGTGGTTTGCGATACTGGCACAGGTTCGGCACATACGATCACGCACAATTTGGGCGCTGTGCCTGAGTTAATGATTCGCAAAAAACGCAGCGCGGCAGATAACTGGATTGTCTATGCCAACAATGATCCGACTGATTATCTGGTCTTGAACAGCACTGCTGCAACGGCTGATCTGGATACGATGTGGAACGACACGGCACCGACATCCACTGTATTTACGGTAGGAACAAATGACGATGTGAATCAGAACACAGGCACTTTCGTCACTTACCTTTTCGCCACACTCGCAGGCGTTTCCAAAGTAGGCAGCTATACAGGAAACGGCAGTAGCCAGACGATCAACTGTGGCTTCACTGGGGGTGCAAGGTTCGTGCTCATAAAGCGCATAAACTCCACCGGCGATTGGTACGTCTGGGACTCTGCCCGTGGTATCGTAGCGGGTAACGATCCACACCTTAGCCTAAACACTAATGCCGGCCAAGTGACTACGGATGATAGCGTAGACACGAACAGCACTGGATTTATCGTCAATCAGCTTGCGGCAACTAACATTAACGTCAGTTCTGCCAACTATATCTTTTTGGCAATAGCTTAGAGGTAACCATGGAAATCCGAATCAGATCAACAGGCCAAGTCATGCTTGAACAGGAGTTTCGTGCTTACCAGCAGGCTAGCGGCGGCCCTACATGGGGGCAGACGACAGACGAAATTCTTGTAGCATTGGGCGCTGATCATGTCTTTGAGGGCCCGCAGGCTTCAGGCGGCACGGTCTACCAATACTCGCAGCGTGACGGCGTGGAGCAGATCGAGGGCAAGTGGTACACCAAGTACATCCTTGGCCCTGTATTCGTTGACGGCGAGACTACCGCAGCAGAACAGGAAGCAGCCTACAAAGCCCAGAAGGATGCCGAGTTTGCAGCCAACGCCAGAACCCAGCGAGACAGGCTTTTGTCTGAGTGTGACTGGGTCGTTATTAAGTCTCTCGAATCTGGTCAGGCAATTCCGAGCGAGTGGGCGGCCTACCGCCAAGCCCTCCGAGACATACCTCAGCAGGCAGGCTTCCCCACCTCGATCACTTGGCCAATGAAGCCGTAAGGAGTCGCCATGAACATCGACGAAATAGCGTTACGTCAGATCGTCCGTGAGGAAATGAAATCGGCTCTAAAAGAAGTCGGGCTTCATGACGATGACGCCGGTACCGATGTTCGTGACCTTCGCTCGCTGATTACCGACTGGCGCGGCATCAAAAAGACTATCTGGCAGACTATCGCTAGGGCTGGGACTGTTTTTGTTCTCGGCCTGCTTATGCTTGGTGGGTGGAACAAGATCAATGGCAATGGTGAATAACCATGCTCGATCCCGTCTCGGCTATGGCGATCGCCACTTCTGCCTACAATATGCTCAAGAAGGGCATCGAGGTAGGCCGAGAGCTGGAGGACATGGGCGGGCAACTAGGAACCTGGTTCGGGGCCATCGCTGATGTAAAAGCAGCAGACGAGGAAGCCTCTGATCCGCCGCTATTTAAAAAGGTTTTTGCAAAATCCTCTGTCGAGCAAGAAGCCATCGAAAACTTGATGCGCCGCAAAAAGATCGAGCAGCAGGAACGAGAACTTAGAGAAATGATCGTGTACCGTTTCGGCGTAGATGCCTATCGGGACATGATAAAAGATCGAAACAATATCCGCACTGCGCGACAAAAAGCAATCGACGCTCGCGCCAGAAAGATCAAGAAACTAATATTAAACGCTGTCGCCATTGCCTTGATCGCTCTGATCGTGGCAATACCGATAGCTGCCGCAGTCTACATAATGCAGAGGATGTAACCATGATGACTCTCTTATCTACCCTGCTGGGATTCGCCTCCGGGGGATTGCCGAAAGTGCTGGATTACTTCCAAGACAGAGGCGACAAGAAGCACGAGCTGGCTTTGATGGCGATGCAGCGTGAGCGTGAAATTGCGCTGGCGAAAGAGGGTTACATCGCTCAGGCACGAGTCGAGGAAATCAAAACAGACCAGATCGCAATGCAGACACAGGCGCAGGAAAAGATTGCGATGTGGAAGCACGACATGAAAATCGGGGAGGGCGCGTCAACCTGGGTTATTAACCTTCGGGCTTCAGTGCGACCGATTGTCACCTACCTCTTTGTTGGCTTACTTATCACCGTTGATATTGCTGGCATCTGGTACGCCTATTCAACTGGTGTCGCATTTGCTGATGCCATGAATATGGTTTTCAGTGACGATGAAATGTCTATTTTGGCCGCAATCATCGCTTTCCATTTTGGCGGAAGGGCGTTCAATAAATAATGAGCGACATCATCAAGGCTTTCGAGGGCTGCCACAACACGCCATATTTATGCCCGGCGAAGCTCTGGACGATTGGTTACGGCCATGTGCTGTACCCTGAGCAAGCGAAGCTGAAAGCTGATGAAAGACCCGCGTATCCACTCAAACCAGAGCACAACCGGGTGTGGGATGCTGATGAGATTGACGCGCTGCTTGAGGCGGACTTACAACGCTTTTCGGATGGGGTATTACGATTATGTCCTGCTGCTGCTGATAATGATCGCCACCTATCGGCACTGGTCAGCTTTGCGTTCAATGTGGGGCTAGGGAATTTGCAATCCTCGACATTGCGAATGAAATACAATCGAGGCGACTACGCTGGCGCGGCAGATGAATTCCTCAAATGGCGCAAGTCAAACGGCGTGGTGCTTAGGGGGCTAGAGCGGCGCAGAGAGGCAGAGAGGGCGCTTTTCTTATCGTAAAAAAAAAGCCCCAGTGACGGGGCTTGCCTGTAGCTCATGCCGGGAAATGGGGAGAAACCGGCGCACAAGGCTAATGGCCTAGAAACTTCCGAAATTCTTTTCTTTCTCTATCTTCTGTCTAGTCGCTGAATCCGGTTCTAGCTCGCGTGAAAACGTGGCGGCTGGTAAAACTTCAACCTTTCCGCCGCACCTTAGAAATTCGTCAACTTTAGCCGAAACCCAATCATGGGTGTAAACTTTTTCCACTGGCGGCTGGTCTGAATACAGCTTTTCTTCAATCTTCGCCATTTTCTTCCTCGTATGCGATTTCCAAGACATACAATTTGGCTATCTCAAACAGCCCGATGAGCTGAGAGAGTGAAAGGCTTTGGTAGTGATTATCCACAATCTTTTTGATCTCGGCCATTGCTTCGATTTCGCTTCTAAGCAAAGCAGGATGCGGTACTATTTTCCCCATTATGTTTCACCATACTCAAATTCCAGAATCATCTCACAATACTGTATTGCCTTGCGGACATCTTCAGCGCCGTTTTTATTTCGATGCCTTGATATATATCTTACGACATTGGCATCCATGAACGGCATTTTATTGGCATGGATATACTCAATAGGCTGGATCGCCATGTTCTGATAGTGATTGCCGCCTACCTGGTAGCTTAATGATGACTTTCCAGTCTCATGCTCATCGCATAAAACGCTGTGCGCTGCTTCTTTGCTGCATCCAACAATAATGCACTTCATGTTGATTCCTTGTCGATGATGGCGCGGAGTTCGTGGTAGCACTGCACTGCTGAAGCGTGTTCTGGGTATGCAAGCTCTGTCCCTTCCATCGACTGAAACTCTCGTGAACAGCGCTCAAGCATCTCCACCGGCACTATCCGGTGGGTGGCTGGGATGGCGTAGAGTTTTGTTCCGTCAGGAAGATGAATCGGTGCGACCCCGAATTCGTGCTTTATCACTGCCACCGGCTTGATTTCTTCGCTCATGTTGACTCCCGCGCCGTGGCGTTCAGTGCCTTCTGTGCGGAGGTGGCGGCTTGCCATGCGTCCAGCCACAGCTTGCTAACGTGGGGCCAAGTGTCCGACCATGACTGCCCGTATTTTTGCTCAAACGCTTCTTTGCTCATTTCACACCTCGATAAAAAACGTGCTCATTTATTTTCCCAACAACCTGCCCTGTACTCGCCCAATCAGGCCGCACTCGCGTGGCGTGGTAATGCGTTGCCTCACCTATCACCGGAGCAGCCCTGCCCTCGTAAACAGCCTGAGCGATCAATTGCGCCACTTTCCACGGCACGTAGTCTGTCGGCTGGTCTGATTTCCCATCGCAGAAGAATGAAAACTGGCACTCGCTCCTAACCTCGCCACCGTCATAGACAACGGAGCACGCATCTGACGGATAGCGCGGATCATGGACACGATTAATCACAACCTGCCCAACGGCAAACTGGCCTTCTATCGGCTCGCCTCTAGCCTCCCAGTAGATTGCCATGGCGATGCACATCACTTCGTAGAGCATCACCATTTTCCCCTTGTGAGTATCTCCCGCAGCTTCTGCGCTTGAGCAGCCCTCGCAGCAGCCCCCGCAGCCCACAAAGCAGCCCACGAAGCAGCCCTCGCAGCATCCGCAGCAGCCCACGCATCCCGCGCAGCATCCCGCGCAGCAGCCCTTGCAGCTTCCGCAGCAGCCCCCGAAGCAGCCCTCGCAGCCCACGCAGCAGCATCCAAAGCAGCCTCCGCAGCAGCCCTCGCAGCATCAATCTCCGCATCTGTCGCCAGTCCTCTGGCGTAGCGCTCGGCTACGTCCAGTGCGTCGATGCTACGTTGATCCTTCATCAGGTGCTTCACTTGGCGGGCGCACCAGACGGCGTAAAGACGCCACAGGTTGTCATGTTCGGGCAGGCAACGCAGACACCATAGCGTGTCCGCTAGGTCGTTGCTGTCCAGTACATCTGTCAGGGGGAATTCGGCGGCATAATCGGCAGCGGTGCCGCCTTTGGACTGAAGCAGTTTTTCCCATCCAGTGGTGCA